GATGGGAAATCCGTATAGTACTCAGCCATTGGAGTATGCTAGGAGAAAACGGATATTCCTAGCTACTGGTAGAGGTGGAATGAAGGAGTATCTCGAAACGCAACCATTTGCGGCTAAAAGTGGCGATGTAATGCCACATATTTCGAAAAGGCAAGTTACCAGGTTAGCTGGTAAGGGAGTTGCCAGATTGCATCCTATCGGGATGGCAATTTCAATAGCAGATGATGTGAAAACACTATATGACATATTGAAGTGAGAGCACTCATGGGATTTTGCCTTGAGTGTGGAGAAGTAACAGCACAGAAGCTTTGTTTTGAATGCTTTAGTCGGTTTGACATATTGGAAGCCGATGCTGAATTTGAAGAATATCAAGTGTATATTATGAAAGAAAATAACCAAAATAACCTGGTAAATAGCCAGGTAATTGTACGTACAAATAACCAGGTATCTGGTGAGGAAGAATGATACCATCTCCTGCATGGATTCATGACAAGATGAAGCATGGGAAACTTGCGATTGCTTACAATGGTACAGTTATCGTAAAGTTACGTGCTGAAGAATTTGATGGATTTACAATCGATGAAATAACAACTGGATTTTTGATTAATTATTCAAAGTATATCCATGAAGAGGATGTGGTAATAGATCCACAAACAACGTTGTCTTGGCAAAGGCCAAGCAGTAATCGCCAGCATTGGCATAATGCGAGAACCGAATTCGGTCGGCGTAGGTAAGAAACACCTCATATCTTCTTATTTGAGGTCAAGAGTGAGGAAGGTTGAAAGACCGTCACTCACGGTTTGGAGGCAATGAAGATGCGCCGGGAGTGCATGCAACGCATGTTGAGTGGCCATCGAATGATTGGGGTGGCTACGGGGCTCAACAAAAATTTTCAGTTTTAGTTAGCCCAACGAAAAAATGATAGACCCTATCATGATAGGTTTACCCTATGGGTAAAGATTTAACCACAGCAATTCAGCGGATGGAGCGTAATTTTCCAGCCAAGAAATACAAGAAAGGAAGTCCTGCGCAAATCAGACTCAGTTTTGAGTTTGGTGGAGTAGGAGAAGGACGAACTACGCAATATATTGATATTGCAAAGGCCCTATCTTCGATTAATCGAAAGATGTATAGACAGGGCTTGTACTATTATGTACAATCTGTTGAATTATACGATAACGCAGAATCAACAGTAAATTTGCACGTTATTCCAGATACCTGGGTAACGAGAAGTGCATATCGTAGGGCTAAAGGCTTGTACGATGAAATGAACATACGTGCTTTAGAGAACGTAGGTGGAGGTCTTGCGGGTAAATATCACGATTTTAGAGTGTTTATGTCGGAAAAGCATAGACAAGTCGGTTCAACACGTGCATCACTGCATGGATTGAATGATAATGCAGTAACGAGTGCTAATGAGGATTGGGATTATTCACAGTTTGTAACTGCCGATAAAAATGACGGAGTCGCACCTGCTGACGAGTTTGTAGCACACATGCTTGGAGCTACAGTACAGTCGGGTAGTGGACCCACAAGCGACGTAACAAGTGTTGGAATAATAGAATCTTATGCCAAGACCAGGGCAACTGTACAGTTGGACAATCCTAATATGCAGAATTTGGATTTGGGTGACCCTTTATTGAATATGTTTGATTATTCAAGTGAAGAGGTTCAAAATGATGTTATCAGCAATTTGGACACTGCTAATGATGCGCCACCATACGATATAGACCTCTATACGGGTCAGAGTGCGAATCATCACCAACACGTATCGAGATTGGTGACATCACCTAATTTCGGAAGGGTTGCATACGGTGCAGGATTCTGTGCGCCGTTAGGACTGATATGTGTGGATCCATTGGATTCAAATCCTCAGGACAATGAATACAGAATTGTATTAAATTTAGCACCTGGTACTTACCATGGTGTGTATGCGGAGAGGATGGCATGAGTGAGTCCCAAGTCACCCCTGCCTCCGAGATAACAGCATCCCAGCTGTTGTGGACTGCTCGCCTTCTCTCCCACTTGAGAAAGCCAGAGAATCTTCTGGTATATCTCTGTGTAAGCGCATGGATGAAGTTCATGGGAATTAGCGAATTTATACCAACAATTACAGTTGGGTGATAGGATGGCAATGAAGCCATACGTAAAACCACGTAAGCTTAAGCGTAAGCCACGTACACAAGTCCCAAAATTTGACGAGTGGAAACGTGAGTGGGAATTTACCAGCAGTAATCCTGTACCGATGGGAAATCCGTATAGTACTCAGCCATTGGAGTATGCTAGGAGAAAACGGATATTCCTAGCTACTGGTAGAGGTGGA